CAATGATAGTCATCTTCTCATACAACCGGCCGGAGATGTTAAAGAGGTTGATTGAGGAATGCCCAGAGAAACCGATTGTTATTGATGATGGCTCGGATTTTGATGCAATGCCTTTTGTGGGAATGTGTGAGTTTCATAGACTGAATCACAAAGGCCGTAAAGGATTTTGGGCTAATTGGCACTATGCTCTCCAAAGGTGCAAAGCCTCCGATGATGAGTATTTTACATTCCTAGCCGATGACTTTCATTCGGTGCAATGGGATGTCTTATCGAGATTCAAACAAGAACGGCCATTCGCGTACAATCTCCTCAATGATGGAAGGACTCAATGCTTTATTGCTTGTAAGCCGGTAGAGAAAGAATTTCACGGCATTCCATCCATCCAGGTATCTTTTACTGATTGCGGTTATCATTGCAACCGTTCGGCTCTTGAGGTATTAAAGTTTACAATGCCTCCTCCCGATCCGGTGCGATTCGATAATCCCGAGATGAGTTCCGGAGTGGGTATGTATCAATCGACTCAATTCTTTATTAACCTCGTTCCGATGTATATACCTAAAAAGTCATTGGTAAAACATGGCAACCATCCATCAATGATGCATCCGGAACTAAGAAAGAAAATACCTTTAATTGACCAATAGTTATAACTATCGGCCATCATAATATCTTATAGTATGAAATACTTTGGACTCTTTTGTTACGCTTTAACTCTAATCCTAGCCTTTTGGGCTGATTGGAGGATTGGGATAGCTTTCCTCACGTTTTACATTGGATTTAAAATAGAACTCTATGAACAAAGCCAGGAATGAGCGTAACCATCATTATTCCATTTGTTGAGGATAGAGGCTATTTACAAGAGGCTATTGAATCGGCCGAGAATCAAACATACAAATGCGAGATATTACTTAGTCAATCCGGCAATAATGTTGGGTATAACTTAAACAAGGCTATCGATCAATGCTCAACGGAGTTTTGGGTGTACTTATGCGATGATGATATATTGCCAAAGGATAGCATCGAGAAACGACTCCAGGCAATGAAAGGATTTGATTTCATACATAGCAATGGAATGACTTTCCGCAAGTCTTTAACAAAGATTATAAAGCCTCAAATAACGGATATATCATTCTCTGGATTACTGAAAAAGAATCACATATTCGGCGGAACTTGTATGTACCGAACAGAGTGGAGGAATAGGGTGCAATGGGATGAGTCTTTATGGACTGGAGAGGAGTTTGATTATCATTTGAATCTATTATTAAACGGCGCTCAACTCGATTATCTCGATGAAGTTACTTATCACTACCGAGTACATAATGCGCAAAAATCATCACGCAAAAATGCTGATAACTTTATCCGCAGAATAAGAGCCATTAAAGATATACGGAGGAAATATGATAACGGCCAACCTGGCAACGATTAAATCGAGGCGCAATACCTTACAAAGTGTAATTGACTCACTAAAGCATCAAGTTGATACCGTTCGGGTATATGCCAACGATTACGAGCCGGATGTCAAGGATGCCGAAGTGTTTACCGGTAAAGATTATACCGACAACTCAAAGTTCTATTGGCTTCCGGATAGTGAGGGAATATATTTATCATGCGATGATGACTTAATCTATCCTCCGGACTACGTAGAGCGAATCAAAGAGGGGATGAGGAAATATCCTGGAGCTTGGATTACCTTTCATGGCCGTAAATTATTAGGCTACGGATTAGACTACTATCGAGGCCATTTGGTGTACCGGTGTTTAGGGAATGTCAATGGAGATTATGAGTTGGATATTCCAGGTACTGGAGTAAGTGCATTCAACACTAAGGATATAAAGTTCGACATGAAGGAGTGGAAATATAAAAGAATGTCGGATATAATGGCCGGACAAGAGATAGCGAAGAAGGGAATAAAAATAATATGCCTATCTCACAAAGAGGGATGGATTCAGCACTTAGAAAACAAGAGTACTATTTATCACGAAGAAATTGGAAAGATTGACCAGAATCAACAAGCCGATCAAGTATATTCGATGCGATATGCGCAAGATTGAGGAGTTCCTCAATATCCTCTTTTGATACCGGCCAGTTATTCTTTAGTTGCTCCTCTACTCTTTCAAATAATTCGTTCATAGCTTTTATATAATGGTTTTGGGAATATATCAAGGGTAATTGTAAAATAACGTAAAAAATCCGTATTTTTAACAAAAAGTATTGAATGAGTTATACCGATTATCCAAAGAGCGCATCGAATAACGCAAGGCGAGCCTTGAAGTACAAGGAGGAATCCGGCAATCCTAGAGGTTGCGGTACTCCGGTAGGATGGAGAAGGGCAACGCAACTTGCGAATCGAGAAGCAATCTCGGAGGATGTCGTAAAACGTATGGCCTCATTTAACCGGCATCGACAACATAAAGACGTTCCGTATGATGAAGGATGCGGTGGGTTGATGTGGGATGCTTGGGGTGGAACTTCGGGTGTAGATTGGGCAATACGAAAATCAAAACAAATCGATGAGGAAAAGATGTTAAAGGCGGAATCATTAAACGTGGGAGATTTTGTTTCCTGGAACTCATCGGGAGGCCGAGCAAGAGGAAAGGTTGTAGAGATTGAAACCAATGGTACTATTGACGTGCCAAACTCCGCGTTTACAATTACCGGTACGGAGGATGATCCGGCGGTACTTATACAGATTTATCGAGATGGAGAGGAAACCGATGTATATGCAGGGCATAGAATGTCCACATTAACGAAAATAAACCCAATCAAAAGTATGAATCCATTTATCACAAAGAGAGCCGGCATTGTTAAAGATGTCGATGTTGAGCGCCGTATGATTGAGGGGTACTATTCAGTATTCGACTATAAAGATTCCGATGGCGATATTATCATGCCAGGAGCATACACTAAGACAATAAAAGAGAACGGTCCAAACGGTAAAGGGCGTATCATGCACTTATACCAACACGATCCTCTCACCGTATTGGGTAAGCCTAGTATGTTAGTAGAGGATGAGAAGGGATTATTCTTTAGAACGGCCATAACCGATACACAACTCGGAACGGATGTTCTCAAATTGTATAGAGATGGAGTACTCACAGAGCATTCAGTAGGCATAAACTTTGTGCAAAGAGATTACTCCAATGAGGATGAGGCGTATATTGTGAGAGAGGTTAAGATGTGGGAAGGCTCAACCGTTACGTGGGGAGCAAATGAGATGGCCAAAGGCGGAATGGCCAAAGGCTCAATGGCCGACCAACTCGATCAATACAAGAAATTAAGCAAGGCATTTTATACCGGCGATTATACCGACGAAACATTCGGGCTGATTGAAATGCACATCAAGAACTTTGAGGAATCATTCACGAAATCACTTCATACGATGGAAGCCGAGCCAATCACTTCTCAAGAGGATGAAGCCGATTTGGATGCTATATTCAAACAATTCAACAACCAACTAGAAATCGAAAAGGAGTTCAAATTATGGACATCGAAAAAACATTGAAAGAAGGCTTGGCTTCCGTAAAGGATGGACTAGCCGAACAAACTAAAGCACTTGAGAATCGTTACAACGCTCTCGAGGAGCAAGTGAAACTCTCTGGCGAAGCTGATGAAGCTACCAAGAGCGAAATCAAAAACCTTGAGGAAGTAATTGCCTCTCAAAAGGAAAGAATCGAAGCAATCGAGAAAGGCAACAACCGTCTAGGCGGTAATGGCAAGCCTCAGTCTTTGAAGTCTTTAATCGCTGAAGGATTAGACTCTAACAAAGACAAAATCGAAGCGTTCAAAGCTGGTCAAATCTCTGGCTTCACTATGGACACAAAAGCGGTAATCACCGAATCCGGCGCTTACACCAACGATGTTGTTCCTGCTGACTACGTTCCCGGCTTCAAGTTTGACCCAGAGCGTAGAGTTCACGTGCGACAGTTCCTACCAGTAGGCACTACCAATAGCGACAAAATCCGTTATATCAAAGAAACCAACTTCACCGACAACACCGGCGTAACTGCCGAAGGTGATGCTTCTGGTCAAAACGATTTCGATTTAGTTGCTACTGATGCCGTTGTTGAGAAAATCTCTGCTCACTTCCGAGTATCTAAAGAGGCCCTCAACGATACTGCCGGTCTAGCTTCTCACATTTCTCTTCGTGGTATGGAGAAGTATATGAAAGCCGAAGATGCTTACAACTTGTATGACTCTACTTACGGTCTTACTGTAACATCTACCGATTACACTTTGGACTCTTACACTGGCGATGCCGATGCTCAAGAGTATGATGTGTTACTAGAGGCTATCAAGCAAGTGCGTAACCGTAACTTCCAACCTTCTGCGGTAATGATGTCAATCTCTCGATACTTCGATATGATTCGCAACAAAGATGCTGATGGTCGTTACATATTCCCTCAAGATGTTATCTTTGGAACTCGTGTTCCTTCTATCTTAGGTGTTCCAGTAATTGCTACCAACGCAATCAACGACACCGATGGAGATGCGGATGACTTCTTAGTAGCTGACTTCGCTCAACTATGTACTCTCTTTGATCGTGAGTCTGTTTCCGTTCGTTTCTACGAGCAAGATCAAGACAATGCGGTTAAGGACTTAGTAACCGTACAAGTTGCGGGCCGTTTGGCTTTACCAACGTACCTACCTAATGCAGGTGCTTTCGGTAACTTCACAACTGCTATCACGAATGCAGGTAATTCATAAGATTACCATAAGGATGTTTGGAACTTGGAGCGGTTCGATTCCGCTCCATCCTTCTCATTAAACCTTACTATTATGTTACGAGCTAGACGAAGTTTTATCCACAAGAATCAACGAATCAAAAAGAATGATCCTCTGAAGCTAGATAAAACGGCGATGGCCGAGCTTCTATATAAAGGACTAGCATACGAAACGAAAGAGGACAAACGAGCTTATACGAAAGAGGCTAAGGCGTACATGGAAAAAGACGAAAACACTAAGACCATGTATTACGTTAAAAAGAACAACCAAATCATCGATCGGCTTCCAAAATACAAAGCCGAAAAATTAGTCGAGGAACTCAATGCTTAAAACTCCGTACAAAGGAAAAACCGGCCCATTCACTTTCAGCACCGTTGATACCGGCACAAACGCCTCAACCGATGTACTAAGTACGGCCGATGCTAAGGCCTGGATGAGAGTTGACACCTCCGCCGATGATTCTCTCATTGCCGACTTAGTGGCCGAGAGTATAGATTTCGTTGAGGAGCAATATGGCTTTCAGTTGATAGAGAAAACCGTAACAGTAGAATATGAGTATTATGGGAAAGAAGTGCGACTCCCATTATATCCGGTGCAAAGTGTTACATCGGTAAAGGCTATCGATCAAGATGGAACGGAAACAACACTCACAGTAAACGAGGATTATTATCTAACCGGAGATACTCTAGTCATTGACTCGGTTTATGGATGGGAAGTTCCTGATGATAGAATCCGTTTAAAAGTGGTGTATGTGGCCGGATATACTTCTATTCCTTCCGGTATTACTTTAGG